GGGGGGGGGGGGGGGGGGTGGGGGGGGGGGGGTGGGGGGGGGGGTGGGTGGTGGTGGTGGTGTTGGTAAAAAATCCAAAGCAGACCAAGAAGAAATTAAAAATCTTCAAAGTAAATTGAGCTTAGAATCTCAACTTATCGATTTTGCTGAAAAAAATAGTTTTTATGGTGAAAATAGTGTCGATACTTTAACTGAAGCATTAAAAATAACTGTTGCTCAACATAAAGTAAGAGCCAATGCTTTAGTCAGCATACAAGGAATTAGTGACGTTGAAAAACAAGCATTGAAAACAGAATATAAGCGTTTAGAAGCTATTAAGAATGGCCAATATGCTTATTATAACATGGTTAACCAGTTAAGAGAAATTACTGGTTACATGAATACATTTGAAAGTGGCCTTGGTCTAAAAACCATGGAAACACTGACAAGCGGAATTGTTCAAGAGGAAATGAAATTTACTCAAGAAGTTCGCAAAGCAGCTTATGAAACAGCAGGACTAACCAAAAATAGTCAATCTCTTCAAAGAACATATGAAGAAATTGGCACTTCTGTTAAAACAACTGGCTTTGATAGAACTAAATTTCAACAATCTTATTTAAAATCTTTAAAGAGTGGTGTTAAAGATTTAAAGCAAGCTGTATCATTAACAACAACTCAACTTAACACTGAAAGCCAATTGGGTCTTGAAGCAGGATCATTACAAGAAACATTCCAATCATTTGCCCAAACAGGAAGAATGACTAATGGTCAACTTGCTGATATGGGTCGTGGTATGCGTGATGTAGCTAAAAATACTGGATTAACAGGCGAAGCATTAAAAGGAGCAGTTGATTCAAGTCGTGAAATAATTAATCAACTCAGAAATGCAGCAAGCCTAACAAGCACTGCTGCTAAAAATGTTATAGAAATGAATGCAAATGCCAAAAAACTTGGTGTTGATCAACAGATGTTGCAATTGCAAGGTGGATTGACAAGCGGCGCTAAATTACTGATGGACTCATCTTCACAAACTCAGTCAATGATATTTTTAGCAGCAAGTAAAGTTGGAAAAGTAAACGAAGCAATGAACGGAACTCTTCTTTCAACAAAAGAAGGAATTAAATCTCTTGGCACTGGATTGCAAGGAATTCTTAAAGATTTCGGTGTCGGAAGCCTTGAAGAAATTGATCAACTGTCAGCAGAAGCAAAAACAAGATTAAATATTCAACTAAAATCCGTCGTTGGAATGGAATTAGGAGAGTTCCGTTCTTTGATAGAATCTGTAAATGAATCAGGAAAAGGTCTTGGAGACAGACTTGGCGATATCAATAAGAAAATGAAAGATAATATAACCGCTGATGAAAAAAGAGCTTTAGTTGAACAAAAGCGCCAGTTGAAAGCTAGCAAGCAACTTGAAATATTGACAGCACTAGATGAAGCAGCAAAAGGCGCAAAAGATATGAATGGTGCCTTAGCTAAATTTGGCGAAAGAAGAAAAGATTTTGAAGGCGATTTACAAGCATTAGGATCAAGCTGGCAGAATGAAACACAAGTTGCTAAAGATGCAATCAAGGGAGCAATTGAAAGCGTTAACAAAGGGCTGAAAGAGGCTGGTAAATCAGAACTTAAAATAGATTCTTCAGAAATAGAAAAGGCTGTTAAAGACCCATCTATGTTAAGGGAATTGACTGCTAAAATAAGCAAGGGTGAACAACAATTAGCCACTGCACAGAAAGCACAACTTGATCCTGTAACAGAGACAAATCAAAAACTAACTGAAATAAATGACACTCTAAGAAATATGTCTCAAAATGTTATATCAAAAATAATGAGCAGCATTTTTGGAAAGTTATTGGTTGTTGGAGCAGTAATTTCTGGAATTGCAGCTTCAGTTATTGGTCTTGGAATTCAATTAATTGCGATTAAGAAGACATTGCAAAAAATTGCCTTTGGAGATATGAGCAAAGGAGAATCTGAACTAAGTCTTTTAGATAACCTAAAATCTGTTTTCACTAGCAAAAAACCAATTGAAGGCGTTAATATTGGTAAAACAGAAACGGAAAAACTAACAGGTCAAACATCTCCAACTAGTACTGTTACATCAGAAGCGCAAAAGAAAACAAAAGCAGAAACGCAACCGCAAACTCAAACTGTTGCACCTAAACCAGAATCAGTAAACGTAGAAGAAAAAATAAGCAAGTCATCAGAAATTCTTACAAAAATTTTAACTACTTTAGATACAATTAAAGATTGTATTTGTAAACCTTCTACACCATTGACTCAACCACCAGCAGCAGCACCTGATCCAATGGCTGCATTGACACAAGCAAAACCAGCAGCAGCACCTGATCCAATGGCTGCATTGACACAAGCAAAACCAGCAGAGCCAGAACCTGTGCAAGTTGCTGAAAAAGCTGCTGGAAAAGCAGCTAAAAAGAAAAAGCTAACTCCAGAAGAAATTGCAGCACTTAAAGCTGAAGGTCAGGCAAGAAAAGAAGCCGCCAAAGCTAAAGGACTTGATCCAGCAGTTGAAAAATCCATCAGAAGAAATCAAGAAAAGAATATAAAGATGGATACGAAATTAAACAATATAGAGAGAAAAGAACAAATAAAAGAAATAAGAAGAGGCAAAAAAGACGATAGAATATTAAGATTAGAAGAGCAAGCTGTAAAACATGAAAGGAAAATGCAGAAAAAAGAAACAGCTATGCCTAAAGAAGTAGATGCTCCTAAAGAAGCAGCTACGCCTTGTCCTAGTGTTCCAGATGATGGTTGCCTCGATCCAAAAGCAATGGCGGCTAGTGGCGGAAGCATGGTTAAAACAGCAGCCGCTGTTGCTATTTTAGCCGCTGGAGCTTTGGTGTTGGGAACTGCATTGATATTCCTTGGCAGTAAAGTTCTTAAAGCACTTGGTCTTGATTTAAACAAAATAATGGAAACTGCTGCTGCAATCGCTGCGGTCATCGGCGTTGCTGTAGCCATTTCAGTTGCTGGCGCTCTTGCAATGAATTGCTTGTCTGAAATTGAACCTGAAATTTCAAAAATACAAAAAAATCTTGGCAAGGCCGTAAAAACAGGAGCAATTCTTGTTGTCATGGGAACTATTTTGGTCATTCTTGGCGCAGCAATGATTTACTTGGCACGGATGGTTCTAAAGGCACTCAATATGGATGCCTCTACAGCAATTGAAGTTGCCACTACAGTTGGAGCAATTGCTGGCGTTGTAGGAACAGTTGCCTACGCAACTGTTAAGTTTTTAGAAGCACTTGAAGAACTTGACGCAAACCCAATGTGGAAAAAAATTAAAACAAATTATCCAGCAATAGTAAAGAATATTGCCTTGGGAGGATTAGCACTTTTAGTCATATCAGGCGCAATAGTTATCCTTGGCGCAGCATTGATAAAATTTTCTCAATATATATTAGGAGCATTAGGAGTTGATGCAGCTACTGCTTTTAAAGTTGGATCAACAATAGCCGCAATTATGGTCGCTGTGGGATTAATTGCACTTGCCACAATTGGATCAATTGGTGGATTACAAGCTCTCGGACAATTAACTGCTTACCTTGTAACACCAGTACCGGGTCCATTTCCTATTCCTGCTGGTGCCTTGATGCTACTTGGCGCTGACGTTTTGCTTAAACTTGGTCTACCAATTCTTTTGCTTGCTACAGCACTTATGTTTTTTGGCAAAATAATTCTTGGGGCAGCTGGAATTAATGCAGCTACAGCAATGAAAATTGGAATGACAATTTCTGCCATATTTTTAGCAGTTGGTCTAATTTCTTTGGCTTTAGGGTTTGCTATGGAAGGCCTAACGTATCTAGGAGCAATAGCAACTATAGTTTTAACTAGTCCTCTGGTAGTATTAATGGAACTAGGAGCATGGGCATTATTGCTTGGAGGAGGAGGAATTCTTCTTCTTGGAGTCGCAATAATGTGGCTAGCTAAAACTCTTTTAGCTATTTCGGGATTAAATTTAGCTTCAATTGCAATGACAACATTGACCGTATATGCATTATTTGCTGGAGTTGCATTAATATCGATTGCTTTGGGTGCTGCGATGGAAGGCCTAATGTATCTAGGAGCAATAGCAGGTATACTTATACTTGCAATTCCTTTAATGGAGATTGGCGCAAGAGCTTTATTATTTTTCACACCAGCAATGCTTCTTCTTGCATCTGCAATAATATTGATGGGAATGTTAGTATCGAAATTTATTGTATCGCCAAAACTAGCTGGTCAAACTGCTTACGCTATTGCAACTATTCTTGGCGCTGCTGCACTTATTGCTGCCGCTGTTGTCGGATTCGCAACTATCGGAATAGCTTTAGGACTTATTGGACTTCTTTCTCCACTTATTGCAGGTCTTATGTTGCCTGCCGCATGGGGTCTTGGCGTATTGGCTTTCCCAATGATTGAATTTGTACAAGCTGCTGTAAGAATAGCCAAAGATTTGGCAGGAGCAATGCCATTAAACAAAGTAAATGAATGTGTTGGCGCTATAGCATCAATTCTTGGTGCTGCTCTGTTAATAGCAGGTATAATACTTGGATTTGCTACAATTGGCACAGGCTTGGGACTTATTGGACTTCTTTCTCCACTTATTGCAGGTCTTATGTTGCCTGCTGCATGGGGTCTTGGCGTATTGGCTTTCCCAATGATTGAATTTACACAAGCTGCTGCCAATGTAGCCAAAGATTTGGCAAAAGCTTTGCCTCCAGCACAAGTGGAAGAAGTAGTTAATGCTGTAACAACAATTTTGAATGGAGCAGCAAAGATAGGCGAATCAGTATCTGGAATGATTCCTTCAATGCAATATATGTCAATGATAGGACTTATTGCGCCAGTCATTGCTTGGTCAATGAGTGGTGCTGGTGGAGCACTTATCACACTTTCTAAACCACTTGCTTTTTTTGCAATTGCCGCACTATATGTTGCGATTTTACTTAATTCTATAATGAAACCCAAAGATGCAGAAGAAGCTGCAAATGCTGTGACAACAATTCTGAATGGAGCGGCTAGTATTTCGGATTCCCTGATGAAAATGGTTCCTAAACTTACGGCAATTGGATCAACTGCACTCATCATGTTTATGATTGCTCCTATTATGCGTCTTGCTGCTTCAGCACTTTATATCATGTCATGGCCTGTTGTTGAATATGCTAAAGCAATTGTTAGTTTTGCAATGTCATTGGCAAGTGTAGTTCATCCCGATAAGGCTAAATCTTTATCGCAAGGTGTTGCTTCTATGCTTAGTGCTATAGGAGAAGTGTCGGATGAGTTCCAAAAAATTAGAAATAAAATTGTCAGTATAGGAATGGGAGAAGGAGTTTTCAAACTTTTCCTTTTTACTTTGCCTGCACTTCGCATGGGAGTCTTTGCTTTCAAAGCAATGAAAAAACCAATAACTGATTTTATAATTGAAATTGTAAACTTCAGTACTTCCTTGTCAACTATTGTAACTCCAGCTGTTGCTAAAACTGCCACAAAGACAATAAATGCTACATCTGAAATAATTGCAAAAGTATCAGATATTATGAAGAATTTGAATGAAAAGATTGTTCCCATGACAAAAGCTGGATGGTTTACAAAATCTCCTGTTGACATATTGATAGAAGCAAAAAATAAACTAGCAACTTTCTTCCCAGCAATGTTTGGTTTAATAAAATCAATTGTTCTTCAAGTTAACGCTAGCTTTACCGAAACGCAAGGCATTAAATCTGCTTTGAAAATATTGACCTTAATTGGCATGGTTGTAAATGAAGTTTCTAACGCAATTAAATCTCTTTCAGAAAAGGTTGCTCCATTTGTTAAAAAGGGATGGTGGAGTGGTAAATCGGCATCAGATGAGATAATTGCTGCCAAGACTGACATTAAAAATTTAATATTGGCAATTGTAGATTTGATGGGAACTGGAATTGTTGGTCCAATTGCAAAAATGGACAATATTGAAGAAATGAAAAAGGCTGCAAAAATAATGGCCGTAGTAGCCGTTCTCATGGAATTGACTGGTAAGGCAATTAAGGGGATGGCAGAAGTTGTAGGGACAATGAAATCGGGTTATATTAAAAAAGGTTCTGCTGACATAATAAAAGAAAATAAAGATACATTTAAAGAATTTTTTGGAGAAGTTACAAAATTTATCGGTGAAGGAATTGTTGATTCTATTTCTATTATTCCTGATAGTTCAAGTTTAAGCAAGGCATCATCAACTATGATTGATGTTGCTAGGCTTCTTTGTGCTACAGGATCTACAATCAAGTCTCTTGCTGAAGTTATGAAATTAATGGACCCAGTTTCACTTTTCGATAGAAAATCACCAATGCAAAAAATTGTTGAAAAAACTGATAAATTTACAGATTGGTTTGGTAAAATTGGAAAATTTGTCAAAGAAGGAATAGTAGATCCAACAAATTTAATTTTCACTGACTCAAAAGACATTAATTCTGCTTCGATAATTATAGTTGCTATGGCTAAGATTGCAGCATCAATTGTTCCGATGATTAAGAATCTTGCTGAAGCCGTTGCTTTAGCCACAGAAGGTAAAGGAATTTTTGATGCGGCTCCAATGAAGAAAATTGTTGATAGTAAAGATAAATTTACATATTGGTTTGAGATAATTGGCGTATTTGTGCGTGATGGTATAGTTAAACCAACTTTGAGCGTCATGAAAGATATAGATATAGGAAAAGCCACTCAAATAATTGTTTCGATGGCAACCATTGCCGCACAAATTGTTCCAATGATAAAAAATCTTGCTTCTGCTGTTGGATTAATGAGTGAAGGAGGCGTTGACAACATTGATACTGAATGTCCTGTCGATAGAATAATCTCATCAAAAGATAAGTTTACTGATTTTTTCACACAAGTAGCAATGTTTATGCGTGATGGAATTGTCAATCCAATTTTGAATGAGTTGAAAGATTTAGACGGAATTCAAAAAGCAGCAAGAATAATGAATGCAATGAATCAATTAATTATAATGATTCCACAAGTTATCAATAATTTTGTTACAGGACTAATTCCTTTGGTGGAAAACAGTATACAAGACATAGCCAAAGACACACCTGAAGAAAAAATTAAGGCAAACTCTGAAAAGCTTAAAGCATTTTTCACAACAACAGCAAGATTTATGCGTGAGGGAATTGTCAATCCAATTTTAAAGGAATTGGATGATTTGGACAGTATTCAAAGGGCTGCAAGAATTCTTAATGCTATGAATCAATTGTTGATAAATGTTACAGGTGTAATTAGAAGTTTGGTTTCATTGTTTGGTCCGCTTGATCCTAATCAGTGTCTTAAAGAGGCACCTATTCAAATGATTTCGAGAATGGCACCTCAATTTACCTTGTGGTTTACAAATGTTGCTTTGTTGATGAGAAATGGCATTTTATATCCAATTTTGTTACTATTCCCATCTGAAGAAGAAATGAAAGAGGCTGTTGCTCAGTTGGCAAGAATGATTGAGTTGGTTAAATTGTTACCTGCATTTTTAATGCAATTATCCAATTCTATGGATATGTTTTCTGGAGTTGTAGGTGCCTTCAACATAGGACTAAAAGTTACATTTTTTGCAAGTGTATTTACTTATTTGGCTGATACTTTGAAATATGGAGTTATTAATCCAATATTTGAAATGCCTACTGTTGACGAATTAGATGATGCTATTGATCGCATGAGTGGAATGGCAGATGTAACTGCGACTGCATCTGGTTTAATGAAATTCTTGTTTGACGTGTTTAATGATTTCAGTAATTCTATTGGCTTATATACAATATTTTTTGGTGCAAGAAATACAAATTATTTTGCGGACACATTTACTTATTTGGCTGATACTTTGAAATATGGAGTTATTGGTCCAATATTGTATATGCCTACTGTTGATCAATTAGATGATGCTATTGATCGCATGAATGGAATGGCTAATGTAACTGAGACTGCATCTGGTTTAATGAAATTCTTGTTTGACGTGTTTAGTGATTTCAGTAATTCTATTGGCTTATATACAATATTTTTTGGTGCAAAAAATACAAATTATTTTGCGGACACATTTACTTATTTGGCTAATGTTTTCATGGATGGAATTATCGTACCGATTAGAAAATTACCTAGTGTTGATGAATTAAGAGATGCTGTTAATAGAATAGAAGGAATGTCGAATGTTTGTAGTGCGGCTTCTTACGCTATGGGTAAAATGTTCCGAATATTTGGCGAATTTTCAGAAAAGACAAGCTTTTTTGGAATGATTTTTGGTAGATTTGATCAATACTTCTTCAATAAGACATTTACAACTATGGCTGACAGTTTGAAGTACGGTATAATTCAACCAATTCTAAAAAACATGCCTGCTGTATCTGAATTGAATTTAGTTGTTGATAAGTTAAAGGGATTGGTTAATATTCTTGATGAAGTTCAAAAAATCATGAATAAAATGCAGGAAACTGTAAGTAATATTGGAAATATTGGTTTTGATTTTAATGCAATTAAAGAAATGCCTATTGATAAACTTTTGCTTCTTGCAAATCATGCAAAGAAGGGTCTTGATATAGCACAGAGTGTAGAAACAAGTGTATCAAAAACAAGTGTGAAAGAAGAGCCTTCTGTTGCGGCAACTAAAAAGGCAAACGCAGAGATTTCTGCAATTGTTGAAAATAATTCAAGTAATAAAAATATTACATCTGTAACAGCAACTCCAACATCTAAAATTGGAGGAGAATCTTCTATTCAGAGCAAGATAGCTGCCAAGAAGGCATCTGAAGAACCTCAAGCTGCTAAGATTACTGGTAAAGAGTTGACTGAAATTTCTGAATCTTCAAAAGAACAAACTGAATTAACAGGAGAGCTTGTTGAGTTATTCAAGAAATTCTTAGACTTAATGAAGCCAACATCTGGTGGTGGAGGATCTGGCGCAGATACTCCTTCAACTGGACTCAATAGAATCAAGGGTAAGCCTCCGAAAATTTACAAAGCAACTAGTGGATTATTGTCTAAGGGACCACAAAGACAAGTTGTTAACATGAGTCCATTGCCATCTTAATTAATTTAAAAGGAATAATAAATGAACGCTACCATACCTGATGGTCAAATGAATGTACTGGAAAAATGTTACATTGATATTCCATCATTATCAATTACACTAAAGATGCAATCTTTGCCAGATATTAGTGATGGAAAAGGCGCACAATATGGAGATGAAACATCAATCGGTAGAAGTACTCCTTTCAAAACTTATCAGAATTCTGATAATAGGACAATTGGATGGACTGCTCATTATATGGTAACTCAAGAAAAAGATATACCATTGCTTTTTAGTTACATAAGAGCAGTTCAGGCGGCAGTTTATCCATTTGACTCAAAAGATTCAAATTTAGGCGGCAATGTTGCTGGTAATGGAGGTGCTCCATATGCTCCTCCTCCTGTTTGTAAGCTTCAGTGTGGCGATCTTTTATCAAAAGTAGGACCAATTAATGCTGTGTTAAAATCATATAGTATTAAATTCGACCCTTCTGTTCCTTGGGATGAAAAAACTTATTTGCCTTATAAATTTGATTTAGACTTAAGTTTTGATGTTATTTATAATCAATCGGATTTGCCGGGTGCAAATAGAATTTTTAATGATAGTAGTCTTTAATTATCGAGGAAATATGGCTAATTTAATAGAAGAGACGGCAATAAACCCTAAAAGATTTGTTCCAGTATCTAGCAGATATTCTGATGCTACTGTCATTTATTATACTGAAAACAAATTAATGACATATAAAATTTACAAAAAAAATATTATACAAACGAGTAACAGAGATAGATATTATGTAGTAACAGCAGGATCTGAATATCGTCCTGACTTAGTTTCAAATAAAGTTTATGGTTCTCCTGATTTTTGGTGGAAAATAATGGAGGCCAACAATATAAAAGATATTTTTGATTTCAAGACGGGTATTAATATTCGTTTACCAGATGCTATTTTAGGATAACTATGCCCCCAAAGCCTTGTCAATTAAATAAAGAATGTTTGGAATCATATGCATGTTCTGCTCCGATGGCAGTAATGGAAGGTGCTATTTATTCTCCTTATGTGGAATTATCTTTTGGTGCTGCGAAAACGATTACTGGACAAGATCCAGAAAGATTAATTCTTACGGTTGGCAATCAATCTCAACCAAATGCTAATTTAGCTGCAATTACTTCTTTTAGTTATGGTTTTCAAAATGGTGGTGGAACTGGTCAGGGCGCTGAAATTGAGGTTATAGATAATGGTGGGGCAATGTATAGAAGCATTATTAGGGCTTTGAACAAATCTGCTGTAACGAAGAAACAAGAAGTATCTTTTACTGAATTTGATTTTGGGTGGATTGTTACGGATACATCTGGGAATAGTATGCCAAAATTAATTACAGCGAAAAGAATTAGTGGAAAAATAATCAGAAGTATATTTTTAGAAGCCGAGACTAATTTTGATGGAGGAAATGTTAAAATAAAGATTAAACTGGCACCTCCCTCTAATGAAGACACATCTGTGCCTCAAACTGGTAGTATTGGAACATCAGATCAGCCTGTTGATCTTAAGTATGCAATTACTCAGCTTTTGACTAGACCTGAGGTTGGTTATTCTGGTGTTGATTTTTTAGCGGCTGGTTATTATGACGCAGACAAAAAGTATGTTCCAAGTACATCAGAGCTTAATTTTCCTGCAAACATTGGTGGTGCAAAAGGACCGAAGGCAAGCTGGCCTTTAGAGCAACAGAGTGCGTTGAATGTTGTTCGCAACTGGTTGTCAACAATTACAACAGAAAATGGAAGAGGAATTTTAATTCTTTACAATAATGAAAATAATAAAATAATTATTCAGGAAGATCCTACTGATCCAAATGGAAAATGTTGTGCTGGTCACATTGCCACATATGTTGTTAATGGTGGAGGTTGTTCACCAGTTCTTGAATTTAATCCATCAATAAGTTGGCCAAAGGGTTTAATTCCCGGTAATGGTGGTACTGGTGGTGGTGCGTCAGGAGGAGGAGGCCAGAATATAAATCCTATGATTGATATTCAAAAAACTGGTGCCCAAACAAATCCTGTGCTTCAGCAGCATGAATGGCAATTTAGACCTCCTGAAGAGCATGTGGAAGCTGCTGTAATTGGTTATTCTACAAATACTAAGTCTGAGCAGTCTAGTGGAGCAGCCCCTTCTGGTGGCAAGCCAGCTTGGTCGGCAGATTTAAAAATAATGGGTGATCCTTTTTATTCTAATCCAATTTTATTTGTTGGTACTAAATTTGTTTCAATAGTTTTTATAAATCCATATTTTTTTGGTGATGCTGCTAGTGGAACTTGGCTACAAACTTCAACATGCAATAGTATGTTGAGCAATAAAAAATATCAGGTAACTGGCGTGAGCCATAATATTGGAAATGGAACTTATACCACTACATTAAAATTAATGCTACCCGTGCCAAATATTGATGTACCATCTGGAGATTCAGCAGGAGGCAATGGTTGTGGTAGTAAAGATCAAAACTTTGTTGATGCTTCGGGCAAATCAACAACTTAGTAAAGGCTATAAAAATGGGATTTGTTAGCGATTCAGATTTTTCTTCTCTTAAAAAAAGACTAGAGACCATTGAAAATCAAATGGGTGGCATGACTTATGATATGCGTGAAGTCGTTAGAAACGAAATCATGATGAATGCCGATGTTGTTGAGCAATCACAGACTCAATTTGGGCTATACACAGGACTATGCGTTGATACAATTGATATATGGAAGCAAAATAGAATAAGATTTTATTCTCCGATATTTCATACGCCTAACATGAAGATAGAAGAATTGCCTTGGGCACATGCTGTGAGCAATATGGGTGGTTTTGATGATTGTGGAATGACATGGGTTCCTCCTGCTGGATCGACTGTTTGTATTTTATTTGAAAATGGAAGTAGAACATCACCTTTTTATATTGGAACAACTTGGCATAGAAACAGAGGTCCTGATGGAAAGCACAATTGGGGATATAATATTGATGAATATTATCGCATATGGGATGGAAAAAGAAAAGGATATTTAGTTGGACCAGATGATGGTTCACAAGTCTTTCCGCCTTGGAACACTGAAAATTACAATGGTTTTGATTTAACTTCTTTGGTTGATTTTGATAGCAATACTGAGGCTCAAAGACTAATTACTTATCCTCATATTTATGGATTTAAAACGCCTGAAAAGCACATGATAAAGATGGTCGATGGCGATGCAAAATGCAATCGCAAGTGGAAAAGATTCGAGATTATGTCTAGTTGCGGCAATTGGATCATGCTTAAAGATGATCATCTTCATTATTCAGGTCAATGGGCGCATCAAGATTGTGGTGGTTCAGTTATTGATGGTGAAACTAGTTGTGTAGAAGATGCGTATAATCAAAGTCAAATAGATAAATATCGTTTAAATCAAGGAAAAGATGCTTCTGATAAAAATAGTCCGAAGCAAATTTCTAATGTTGCAGCAACAAACCCAGCATCTGTGACATCTGACGGTCATGGTTTACAAACTGGTGATCAAATACATATTAGAGACACAAATTCAAATCCACCTATTGATGGATTTTATTCAATTAATGTAACTGGCCCTAATTCATTCACAATTGACTTAGATCTTTCTGGTGGAGCTTCAGGTTTTAGTGGAACTTTTGATTTATATAATAGTCCAACAGCAAGTGAAGAGGATTATTTAAGTGCAAATACAAAAGATATTTCTCCAGAAATTGGCAAAAAATTAGAAGATTTCGATTGTGAAGGTAAATTAAGTAATAGAAAAATTATTGGTGGTCATCCTAGAACTGGCGCTCCTAATACAACATATTCTTATAATTCTCAAATTGGAGCTAATCCTTATTTTAAACATAGGCAGGAGTGTCGTCCATACAGGGGATCTCCAACCCCTCAAAACAATCAATGTGATTTGCCGCAAAGTGGTATTCAGTTGCAATCAATTTCTGGACATACATTTGTAATGGATGATTCTGTTGAAGAACCGAGTGGTTCTCCAACATGGGATCGTGAATTTGATTTTGGATGTAATAATAAGTATGTTGGCAGAACATATTGGAAGTCGGCTACTGGTCATTATATTGAAATGAGTGATGTTGAAGGTCAGGCTGGAGACAGCAATTCAACATTAAGAAATCAAGATAACTTTATTCGTATAAGATCAGCAACTGGAAACAGTATTGAACTTAATGATCATACTGAATCGCAGCCAGATTGTTCAGGTTGTCCGCCTAATATTGCAGGAAATCGTCGTGGTATTCATTTGAGGAGTACCAGCAATCATACCATTGACATGTCTGATGAAGGCAATGAACAATGTGGATCATGTCGTGTTGAAGGTGGTGTTCCAAAATCGAAGGCTAAAAAGGCTTATGTTAGGATTAGGACTGGCTATGGTCTTGAAATGAATTTTTCTGATGATTCAAATCAGGAAATAGCTGAAAATCAACACATACAAATATTTTCACCTCACAAGGGTAATATAAAGGGTCCTCATATTTTGAGGTTTCAAGAATCTGCTCCAAGTAATTCTGGATTAGTACTACTAAGAGTTGGTGGTAATTATGTTTGTTATACGGTAGATAATCATTACACAGTTGTTGGAACTGAAGACGATCCGAATAATTTAGTTGAATATGTAACTAAATTCAATGTAGTATATACTAAAAATGCTTATGTAAATGTTACTGAAAAGTCTCATTTATTTTTAGCTAAAAGTAAAATATTCCTTTTGGCTGGAGAAGATTGTCCTAGTCCAGAAGGAATACTTGGTCCTTGTTTGGCTCCAGTATGCGTTTTGAAAGATGGCGCAATTAGGGCTAGTGATCGTGTTTTTGCAAGTGCATCACCAAGTGCTCCTGTATTGAGTATTTTCCAATTGAAACCGTTCTATAAGACACCACCAGCAACAGGATGATAAAAAATGGTAATATTTGCAGGTCTACCTTATCCAACTCAAAAAACACCGAGAGGTTACTGGTATTCACAAGGTGGAGTCAATCAAATAAAATCAGACTTATTATGTCTTTTGCTAACAAACCCCGGCGAAAGAGTAATGCTTCCTGAATTTGGGACTCCTCTTAAAAAACTTTTGTTTGAACAAAATGATTCTACATTGCAGAATGAAACTCTTCGTGTAATTAGCAATTCAATATCCAAGTGGGAGCCAAGAATAGCAGTTAGAAATATTGAAGTTTCTTCGACAGTTGACTCATCTTCTTTAGACTCAGATGATGATGGAACTGAAAAAGAACATATTTTGTTTATAAGAATAATTTTTGTCGATCCACAGAATATAAAAGAAGTACAAGAATTAACGCTAGAAATGCCGTTAACATAAAAGGAGAATAAATGGCAACCACAAATAATTGTCCATTTGATATTGCACCGTATACGCAATCACAGTTGATTACGACTCCGAACATTTTTAATTTGAATTATACTAATCAGGACTTTTGGTCCATGAAAACACGTTTGGTTGAATTTACCAGACAAAAGTTCAGTAATGATTTTGCTGATTTTGTAGAATCATCAATTGCTATCATGTTGATTGAAAACTGGTCATTTATTGCAGACACTTTAAGTTTTAAGATGGATCAGATTGCGAATGAAATATTTATTGATACAGTCACTGAGTTGGAGAATGCTTTTCGTCTTGCGAAGCTTGTTGGTTTTGAGCCACAGCCGCCGATTGCTGCAAGATCATTATGGACAGCCAGTTTAAATAATTCAATTTTATCTGACTGTGTAATTGCTACTCCTTTCAATATTACTGTTAATGCTGGCGGAACAGCTATTACGGTTGAATTATTTCCAGCAGACTCAGATAATAATCCTATTTTTGATGATCAAATTGTTATTCCAGCAGGAAGTCTAGTTAACGCTAGTGTTGTTGGTCTGGAAGGTTCGACTCGTCGGATAAATACTGTGGGCAATGGCATAGTTGGTCAGACGATTACTTTGGCTGAAAGTCCTGTTATTTTTGATTCAATTAGAGTTTATGTTGATGGTGTTAAATGGCAACAAGTTCCATTTTTCACTGATTCTCAGCCTAGGCGTGAGTATAGAGTTGAATATGATTCGACCTATACTGCTTTTGTAATATTCGGTAATAATAGAGCGGGACTTATACCCAATCAGGGAAGTAATATTTTAATTGTATACCGTCAAGGTGGTGGTTCGGTTGGTAACATTGTCAGTGGAACCATTGAAAAACAAGCTATTGTCAATGTTCCCGGTATTCCTTATGGAATTCCCGTTTCATTTAGAAATTACACTAAAGGTGAATTTGGTTATGATGGAGATACAATTGATGATATTAGAAATAAGTTACCAGCTTGGTCAAGATCACAAAACAGGGCAGTAACAGGCCTTGACTATAAAACTTTAACTGATCAATTTGCGACTCCATATCAAGGTCAAATTGGTAAAAGTACAGCTGTTCTTAGAAATCATGGTTGTTCTGGTAATATCATTGACATTTATATTTTAGCTAGGAATGGTGTTGATGGCCTTCAAGAAGCAAGTAGTGATCTTAAAGTTTCATTGGAAAATTATTTAAATAATGTAAAAATGATTACTGATTTTATTTGTATTAGAAATGGTTTTGTCGTAGCCGTAGATATTACTATTGATATAACAATGGATCGTTTGTACAAAAAATTTGAAGAAGAATTTAAAGTTAAAATACAAAGAAGGATAAATCAATTTTTTGCTATTTCTAACTGGGAATTTGGCGAACAATTAAAAGAAATTGATATTACGAAAGTTCTTTCTGATTTGAAGGAAATTACGAATATAGACATTACATTTACTACAGACGATCCAAATAATGGTGGAAATATTGTACTCGCAAGATTTTTTGAAATCATTCGTCCAGATGTAACAACAATTGGGTTTACATTTGAATAAGGAGTTGTGGTGCCAGTAGAATTAGATCAAAATCCGAAAATTACTGATGATGTAAGATTTTTACTGCAAACACCAGATGCAGATGGTTGTTTTTTAACATTTCCTTACAAAATTGATAATATCACAATTTATTATGTTGAAAGAAACTTTTCAAGTGGAAATCAAAATGAATATGCTGATAAAACTTATGATCCTAAAAAATTAGTTTTAGCGGAATCAGCAGAAGTTAACGCATGTTTAAATCCAACTTCTGAAAACATATCAATAGCTAAAAAATTAAGATTAGATGCAGAACAAACTGTAACAAATAATTCTTTTTACTTTGATCAAGCCAATCCTGTAAAAATAGTAGGAATTCCAACCAATCCAGCTTGGTTGACAGGCAAGCAAATTACAGGAATTAGCACTACTAATCCATCAATTATTACCTCTCCTTCTCATGGTCTTAATACAGGAGACAAGATTTTAATTTATGGTTCAAATTCTGTCCCTGCAATAGATGATGAATATGTAATAACCTACATATCAGCTAACACTTTCTCAATTCCTTTTAATCTTAATGATATTTCATATACAGCAGGAACAAGTGGTATTTGGTTTACTCAACAACAAAATGTAGATAACATACTAACTCCAATTGTTATTGACAATAAAACTACGATAGGAACATTCGAGTATATTTGGAGTCCTTTGGGTTGCAGAGAAGGAGATTATTTTATTTGTTGGACTTGGACGCCTTTAATTGGAGGGACAAGTTTATCATCACATATAAGATTTTCTCTTGCTGGAAACACTCAAGTCACAACAAGTATACCAACACATTTTACTAATCCTGAAAAATATAAAACATTGCTTGAAAAGTATACGCCTGAAATGTTCAAGACAATGATTTCCGACAAAGATTTAACACCAATAGTTTTGAATAATTTCAATCAAGCAGTTGCGATGGGATTCACAACTCTTGAAAATCTTGCCAATCAAATTGTTGACTTACAAGATGCTAATTCATTACACGAAGCTTTACTTCCATATCTTGCTAATTTATTTAACTTGAAATTAAAAACAGCAGATCCAACTAAATGGCGTGGTCAAATAAAACGTGCTATACCTTTATTTAAAACCAAAGGAACAAGGAAATCACTTGAAGAATCATTCTTTCAAGCTGGAATGAGACTCGTAAGTTATAAGCAACTTTGGCAAGTAATTTCAAAATACACTTGGCAAGAATCTTTTTTATACGAAAATTTAAGTTTTGATTTTATTTTAGAAAAAACACTGATAACTCCTTTGGATAATGATAATTTTGAACTTTACATTAGACCAGTCAATAGTGATTTTTACACAACATTAACATCTGATTATGTAACATTTTCAACTGTTGATGGCGTAACAACAATGACATGGGTTGGAGACACTCTTCTTGTTGATCCAATTGTTTTGGTTGCTGGAGACATTATAAGAGTTTTATATCAGTATCAGACAATTCCTTCGCCAACAGAACAATCACTTGAAGATTACGTTCGACTTTTACCATTAATTGATAATAGAGATGAAGTAAATCAAACCTATCCTCTTAAAAATTGGAATGTTCGTGGGATAGAGCCAGATGATGTTTTGTTCAACTTGATTATACCATCTAGACATCCTTATCATGATTTTATTGTTTATGGTAAAGTAAGAACAGAATTTCCATATAGTGAAAATATTTACAATATGGAAGAATATAATGGCAGTATTCGCAATTCCAAAGCACCATGTGATATTGATAAAAACTTTGTCGATACATGTTTTTCTTGCATTAGTAGCAGTTATAACATTGATGTCGAAATAGAAAACATATCAGATGATAGAATTAGAGAGTTTCATGAAGTTATAAGGGAATTTGTTCCATTTCATGCTGTCCTAAACACAGTTAGGTTTTATGGAGGTCTACAAGAGTTTATTACATCACCAATTGAAAATATTGAAGTTTTAATTAAACATAGTATTAATCAATATTGTATTTCAGGTGAAGGACAAGTGTACTTTAATAGAACAATGAAGGGAAGCAATTTAAATAATTTATCAAATAGCAATTGTGTTTTCAGAGATGAATTGGCGGATAAGACACAAATAGTTAATTCCGTTTCAGGAACTGCTTATAATAGCGACATTGTAGTTTATTGTCCTTCTGCCAAATTGACTAATCGTGGAATGAGAAATGATGGGAGCGCCATCATGGAAATTCTTAGCGGATCATATATTGGATCATATCTTATCGATAGAGTAGAAGACAATATCGTACATTTTACAACATCGCCAACTGAACCTATTGATGAGTGTAATAATTTATTTGCATATGATGGAACACAAAGCACTTGCTCTTTTGCTTTTAGGATTATCAATCCTGTAATTGATAATTTTAATTATGGTTCGCTTTGTGAAATTTATCAAGATGATTATGTTGTTTTTACAGATTCAGATAAAGATTTTGCCGATCTTGGCGTTGAGTCACAATTTGATGTTAATCAGGGAACATCAGTTTCGGCGTGGGAGATTCAAATACCAGCTTATAGTATGACTAATTATACTATTTTGAATATTGATCCAAATGGTAAATTAATTTTATCATATGATGGTACAATGCCAACATCTTCTGTTAGTGGTTTAACTTATACAATTTATAATGGATTGACAGCAGTGGCTACGGGAACAATTGGTGTTTTAACTGTTACAAACAGAGGAAGAACAATTGTAAATAATCCAGATTTATTGCCAATTAGTAGTATGATCAGAGGGTCAAATTTTTATCAGAAAATTTCTTCAGTTGATTATCAAATTACAAGTCTTGTAACTGGAACAGATGATCAGTTTTATATTTCTGGTTATATTGGCGGCACAATTGTTGGAACAAATTTATTGGTAAATCAAAGACTTATTGAAGATGTTGTTGGCTACATGACACATCGTGGATTAAATGTTGAAATTTCTGGTGTTGATTACGAAACAAATTTTGGAATTCAAAACGGTGCCAATACTATACTACCTTATACAGATCCAATCATAAATAATTTTAAAGAAAATTATATTGTTCAGGTGAATGGTGAAGATTATTGGATTGCAGATATTGATGGAAATGATCCTATTGGCAGCACAACAATTAAACTATATGGTAGAGATTCTTATTGGACAACATATTCTAATGGCGGAACGCCTGCTACTGTAAGCATATATAAATATGAAAGTAAAGGTGCTACTATTAAAGGGCCATATCCAAATCAGCCAGAACATACTTTTGAAAATATAAATAGGAACGGAAGTCCTTTTGTTACTGGAACAGAAGAATCATTGGATACAGTGGTTACATCGTTGTCTAATAAAAATGATTCTATGCTAAATGAATTAATTAAACACAACGAGGTGATATCTTATAGAATTGAATATTCAAATGGATCGAAAGAAGAAGGAAAAATATGACAGACATCAGTACTAAAATTAAAACCCGTGGTGATGTTCAAATGATCATCAACTATACTTCGGGAGAACAAAAAATCATTGAGTTTAAAAATACCGTTTTAGTCGGTGGCCGTGAGGCTTTGGCTGCTTCTTTGGCAAACAAATTTACAGGTAACTACCAATATTACATTAATCGTATGATTTTTGGTACGGGAGGCACTGCTGGCGGCAATCTTAAATATGTTAATGCCAGTAGAAATGGTTTGTTTTCAGGATCTCCAGTTTCAGTAAAGCCAGTAATTTCGGCTCTAGATCCTGAGATTCCTTCTCAAGTTACTTTAACATCAGTACTTACAACTAGCGATGCTGTTGGAGAAACTTTGAATGAAATGGCCTTACAAATGGCCAATGGTGATCTTTACAGCATGGTTTCTTTTCCAGATTTGACCAAAACGAGTGAAATGAGCATTATTTGGAATTGGACTTTGAGTTTTATTTAAATAATTGAGGAGAAAAAATGCCGGACCTTAATAGCCTTCCAGTTCCACAATATCAAAGCAATCAGCCTTATCATTGGGAATATGACAATCTGCCTTTAAAGACACTGGCAGATCGTGATGAATTGATTAATGGTGTAGTTAATGTACACCAAGAAATTCTTAGAAATTGTTCAGGTACTGTTGGCACACTTGCCAATAGATTAAATCAATCAATTCAAGAAGATGGCAATTTAAGTTCTGTTGCTGTTGACGAATCTTTACATAATATTGCTGAACATACAGATGGAGCAAAAACAATCAGTGCAGGCGATTTATTGACCTATCAGGAGCTTGGATACCCTTTGATATCCAATCCTGTTCCTTTTGTCAGAATGCTTGAAGCTGAAAGAAATAAGCTGGCCATTATTGCCGATGAATCAACCAAATTAACCATTGATGTTAACACACCATCGTTGATTCTTACATTTGGTGATGGATCAATTGATTCGTTGAATCTTATTGAATCAAGTTCAATACAATGGACATTTGAAGCGCCAAATTCTGTAAAGCCAGAAATAAAGTTTTCTTTAGAATATGCACATAGACATTATTATGATCTTGAACCCATTACTAGTAATTATTTAAACTATTCTGTTACAGGGGCATCAACTCCTTACATCGAAGACAGTCTTCGTGTTTTCATTAATGGCATTAGAATTAATTCTGAATATGATGTTTATGTTCCTAACCAACAAGTAACTGTATGGACGGCAAACAAGTTTACTCCTAATCATTTATTAGGTACATTTGCTTTATCAACAGCAATTAGTTACAATGACATAATTAGGATTGATTTTGATGTCAGTGTCACATGAGGATAAAAAATGAGTAAATTTTTGAACTGGATCAAAAATAAAGATGCCATTCTTTACGAGTCCATTTCTCAAGATGAATTCGGCACTGAAAATAATGAAGGAAAATTAGAACTAGTTGTTTTAATTGGTCCTCCTGCAATTGGTAAAAGCACTTATATTGCTCAAAAATTTGCGCCTCAAAATGTATTTGTCGTTAATAGAGATGATATTGTCAATGAAGTATCATCTTCTATGAGCATGACATATGATGATATGTTTGCTTATCCTCCGCCAGATGCATCTTTAAATGCTTCTGTACAAGGGATGGAGCAATATGGTGTTGTTAAAGAGGCTCCCAAATACATGAGATGGACAAAATATGTTTATGATAAAATTCAAAATGCCAATGATAGAATCAATGAAATTCTGAAGCAAAAATTCAAAGAAGCGATTGATTCTGGCAAGAATGTAGTTGTTGACATGACAAATATGACATATGATTCTAGAAAAAATTGTTTAAATTATGTAAAAAATAAAGATTATTTCAAAAGAGCGGTTGTTTTTACGATGCAAGATTCTGATTTAACAACATTATTTAATCGAATGAGATCTCGTAGTGAAAAAATAAAATCACAAGGCGGTAGTAAAACGATTGGCGAAGATATTGTCAACAGGATGATTTCTAGTTTTCAAAAGGTAAATCCAGATGAGGGATTTGATAAAGTTGACACAATAAATAGTTTTTCAATTTAATAATTTGAATATGAAGAATCGTTTCTCTTATTATTTTAAGAGAGGTGCTTCATCATTAAGAGTTTTACATTAAAATCTTTAAAAACATGCTTTGTGATTCTTGCGCCTGAAAATGCATTGAATATGATTAAAGTTACAATTAATTCTATTAATTATCACTATCCTAATATAAGTCATATATGCGTGACAGATTCATCTGCCAGCAAAGAAGAAATACTAGAAATTAAAAAACATTGTCCGACATACAAAGGCAAAGAAACAATTACATCGCTAATTAATGTTGGGATGCGTCATGCGCCATTGGATTGGGTTTTTTTAATTTTTGCTGGTACTAATGTTCGTCCAAGACTCGATGAGAAGTTTAGTTTTTATGTTGGCAGCGAAAAAGATATTTTGTTTCCTGTGGCAGAAAAAAAACATAACTTTATAGAAGCAACCTTGAATGGTTTGTTTATGAATAAAAAAACATTCAAGGAAATTGGAGAAATCGCAGACGAAGGTAAATTAGAATTAATTAAAGCTGAATGGGCCATGAATGCGATTGAATATGGCTGTAAATTCAGAGCTATTGTTGGAAGCAAGATGTGTTAATTGGAGAATAAAATGAGTGAAGCGAATTTAATGAAAGATGAGATTGATGAATTGCTCAAGACCAATAATATCAATCAAAGACATAGTTATTTCCAATTGAAATATTTTCTTATTGGAAAAGAGCCTACTCTTCAATCAAAAATGTGGCAATGTTTGCGTGAACTGAAGACAAGAAGCGAAAGTTTAAAAAATATTGTTCTCGAAAACGATGATTTAAAAGATAAGATTGAAATACTAGATATTAGTGTTAAGAGAATTTTATATGATATGAAAAATCATAAAATTTCTGATGAATTTTTGGCAGAACTATTTCTAAAAGAAAGTGAAATAAAAGTCCGCCAAGCAGAGCGTCAAAAGAATTCTTTAGAAATAAGCATTAAAGAACTAGCAGAAAGGGAACGTGGCATAAAAGAAGAATGTAAATTTTTCCTTGAAGTTTTTAAGAATCTGGAAAAAATAGAACCTATAAAACATTTTGATGATCTAGAATCACAAAAAGAATATTGGCATGAGAAATTAAGTCAAAAAATTAATCTTAAAATTCTAACTCAAGGTTCAATTGATTCGGAAATTGTCGAGACAATTATAGCTTTGCCAGATGATGTTAAAATCAAACAACAAACACTGCAAACTCTTAATCTTAAACAAAATGAACTATTACAGAAAATTACCGATACAGCTAAAAAGTTTGAAACAAGAAATATTGAAGCGCAAGTAGACAAGGGGAATTGATGGCGGTAACAAAAATAACTTCATACGATGCAGGCTATACTACTGGCTCGCTTTCTTTGTTTCCACAATCAATTGATTCAAGATATCAATTATACGAAACAAAAAATAATGCAGAAACAAAGTTAAAGAATTCATTGACTTATGCTGCTAAATTTGTCGTTGTTGACAATAATGATTTGTTTCCAAATAGTGGTATTATTAAAATTGGTCCACCTGCTGGTAAAGTTGGCAATAGTGAAATGATTTATTACGAAAACAAAAGCCAAGGTGTTTTTCGTAATATAATTCGTGGTTTTGCAGGGTCAAAACAAAATTCTTGGAAAATGGGCAGTAGTGTTTTACATGCTGTTTTTGCTGAACATCATAATTCTGTAAAAGACGCAATATTAAATATAGAAAACAATCTTGGTCTTATATCAAATCCAGCACCTGATTCATTAAATGGAATTCTTAAGCAACAAGAAAATAAATTTTTAGCACCAAGAGCTATTTTTCGTGCATTTCCAACTAAGGGTCCACCTAATACAAAAATACGTTTTCAGAATTTTAGCACTGGGCCAGTTGTTCGTTATCTTTGGGACTTTGGAGATGGCACAACTTCTGTTGAAAAATCTCCATCACACGCTTACATCAAAGAAGGAACTTATTCGGTAAAATTAAATATAATTACTGCTCTTGGCGCTCAAGGTGTTTCAGAAAAGAAATTATATATTACGATTGATCAAACAACTGTTCCGCCATTTTATTATATTACCCCAAGTTCTGGAGTATCGCTTCAAACTGCAACTGAATTGGGAAATCCAAATATGGCAACAAAATTTAATTTTGTTGATCAAACAGATGGCAGCATTCTACAAAGATATTGGGTTTTTGACGGAGAAGGCACAAGTAATGGAATTCAAATAGAAAATCAAAGTATTGCTGAATTTAATCCAAATATACATTACACTTCTTATGTTTACGATAAACCCGGAAATTATCAACCGTCATTACTGATTTTATTTGAAAATCAACAATTACAAAGAGCTTTTTTAAGCAATAAGGTTGTGGTGGATTAATGGCTATAAATTATCCAAATACATATGATAATAATTCTAATCTTTACCTTGTAAGTGATGGACTTAGAGTAAGATTAGCAGAAGATTATAATCCCGGCGACACTAGCATCACAATTCTTGGCGACGAAACGACTATGCGCCGTTTCAATAACTCTGGAATAATCACCTTAACCGAACAATGTAGTGATGCAGAATTAAGGGCAATAAGTTTTTATTACACATCAAGAACACTGACGACATTTGATGGCCTGACTATTTTAGAAGGTTTTACCGATATGGTGAAACCAAAAAATATTACTAATGTCACTCAAAATGTAATGGCTGAACACCATAATACAATTAAAGATGCAATAATTGCAATCGAACAATTTGCTGGTAAAAAAGGTGAAATTTCTCAAAGACCTCTTGAAGGAACAATTGAGCAAAGAATAAATTATCTAAGAAGTATTGCACTTAAGCCAAAAGCATGGTTTAAAGTAGATGCCAGAACAGGATTAGCTCCTCTAACAGTAACCTTTACAGATCAAAGTTTTAGACTTGGAACTGATGGGACTTCTCAAAATGTTCAACACATTTGGGATTTTGGAGACAATACATCATCCGTTATTTCTGCTGTTTCTATTATTTCTGGAATAGAAACTTTTGAAATAATATCTGTTGCACCTTCAACAATTTCATTAACATCATATGTTCCAGAATATATTTCCAACATCATTGTCGATGATATCGATGGAGAATCAATTACTAAAGTTTATACTGAACCGGGAATTTATACAGTTAAACTTACAATTATCAACGATTTTGGAGAAGATTCCGTTATATTTGACGATTTAATATCAGCTAGGTTTCCAGCCCCATCCGATGCTTCCATATCATTTGTCAGCAGAGCAAATCAATTTATATCAGTAAGTGGATCTCCGAATGGCGGACCTTATACAACAACTCCAGTTATTCGTTCCCCAATTAATTCAATTATCGATATTTATATACCTTCAGGAGAAAATCCCAATACTCCTAATGTAACATATGGCGGCGAAAAAATTGTGTCAGGATCTATTGTTGATCCAATTCAAAATTATACATGGTCTTTATCTGATGATCTGGCTCATGGAAATTCCAACACAGCAAGAGCAGTTTATAGTATCGGTGGAACTTATGATTTAATTTTAAGAACTGATACAGAATTTGGATCTTATAAAATAACAATTTATGACAATGCATTTGATATTGTTGAGAAAATTAATTTATGGATTTGGATTTATAACAGCACTAAAACTCAAGTATCTGTTTCAGAATTTGGCTTATTAAGCGAAACATTTAAATCAACTGTTGCGCCATTAACAATTAATGTTGATGAATCATTTTTAATTGATACAGTTTCAAACCCAGTTTCAAATTCAACTCAGCAAAGGCGAGAATTCAACAAGAATGTTGGTTTTGCGCCTAGAACTTCCGCAACATCTGGAAATGCTGGAACAGGAATATTATATTGGGCAAGCGGAAGACCAGCTGGAAGCAGTGTGTTAAATGAAAAGATTTATAGTAGTGAATTCAATGGATTCACACAAATTTACACTACTGGTTTTGATAAAGCAGGAACTAATATACAACGTCCTTGGAATTGGGTTTCCTTAGCATCTTTGGAAAAAATTTATTTTATTCTTGGTGGAGTTTCAGGAATAATACCATCAAATACTTCACCAACCAATCAAAGCAAAGATGTGGTTACACTTAATGACTTATCGGCAATCAATCCATCTTTAACTTTAACGGCATCAAATTATAAGAATGGTGCCGATGAACTACAAGAAAATGAGGTTACTTATGACATCTCAGGAGAACCGACACAAGGACACATGAGCGTTTATCGAAGTGCTTGGTATGGTGATTCTGGGTTTTTTCTAAGAAACCAAGGAACTGGATCATTTTTTAGAGTTAAAAGTTTTTATAAAACTAGTGGAA